GCGCGTGCGTACGATCCGACGTTCACGACTTTCACTCAGCTGAGTGTGCTCGGTGAGCACAGTGACTTGGCCAAGGACATCTTCGGTAACAGCGTCTTCGTGTCGGTGACTTTCCGCGGTGGTGCTGGTGGTGCGGAAAGTGATCTACCTGACGGTGCGATTTACTACCGCCGTCTGGATGACGGTATTGCTGTTCCGCTGCCGATCAACATGTTCGTCAACAGCGGCGAGTCTGCCGTACACATCAGTGGTCTGTGCTCGAAAGCTCGTCCTGGCTGGGCCATCGTGTCGAAGTACGGCAGTGCCTCTCCGACTGCTTGGCATGACGGCGCGATCTCCGCTGTCGAACTGAAGCCGTCGAACCAGCGAGTGCTGCGCCTTGCTCACACCCAATACTCGATGACCGGCGAGTATTTCGCTGAGCCGCAAGCGACGGTCAATGACGATCTCAGCCGAATCGGTTGGACGACCGACTGGGGTACCGGCACCTTGGAATTTGCCTTCTTGGGTCTCCCGAGCTGGGCATTTGCCGCGGTACCGATCAATCTCACGCTGCCGACGATCTCTGGTACCGGAGCTATTGGCCAGACGCTGACGGCCACTGCTGGTACCTGGCAGAACGCTACGCTTGGTGTCACTGGTCGTTGGCACCGAGATGGTGTGGCTTTGTCCGGTGCTACTGCACTGACCTACGTGATCACTGCGGACGGTGACCACACGTATGTCGAGACCGCGACGAACGCTGAAGGTTCTGCTTCTGCCGCCAGTGCGAAGATTACGAGCGGTGTCTCTGCCGGCGACACGTCAATTCCGACTGTGGTGGACTCGCAGCCGATCATTGATGCTGCCGGTGGTAGTGCTTCGGGTACTTGCACACTGAACCCGATTGCTGACGATGCGGTGATCGTGATCGTCTCCGTGGACGATCAGGCATCGACGTACGCTGATCCGACTGTTACCGCACCGGGCACCACGTTCACGCCGATTGGCTCGATCGACTGCGGTGACTACGGCGGTGCACGACGCACCCGACTGATTGCCTACGCTGCAATGACTGTGCCGGTGGGTTCCCTCACGGTCACCGTGACCAGCGACGGTACGGCCAATCTGTTCAGTGCGGTGGGCTTGCTGGTTCGCGGAGCAGACAACGCAGTTGCTCCTAGCGGCTACGTCGAGAATGCTGCCTACGCGAGCGGTGCACACAACGCCGGCAACCTGAGCACGACTGAAGGCGGTGGCATGTTCCTCGCCCTGTCGGCGGTCACCTGGTACGAGTTCTTTGGTCGAACCGCGACAACGACCAATCCGGGCTGGACGATGGAAGAAGGCATCGACGGCAGCAGCGGTACGGTGGTTCCGCTGTACGTGGCCAAGGCTGAGCTCTCGGGCAATGACACCAAGACCGCGGGATTCAATGTCGCAGGCGGCGGTACCTTCATCGCTGCGATGGGCTTCCAGATCAAGGGCAAAGACCTGGTTCCCGGAGGCGGTGGAGGAGGAGGCGGTGGTTCGGGTACCGGAGACACGGTGGTAACCTATACCGCGCTCGGTGGCGGCGGTGGTGGCCCATCGAATGGCCCGGGTGCTGATGGCGGTTGCGGCGGTGGTGGAGGGGGCTCCGGCACCGATGGTGGGGGTGGTGGTGGCGGCGGAAATGCCAGCCATGGTGGAGGCAGCGAGCCTGGTCTTACCGGCTTCCCGGGTGGCCAAGGTCTGGCAGGCGGTCACGGCGGCAGGGGAAATGCGCTGGCCGATGCCGGTGGCCTCGGGGGACTGGGAATTGACGGTCTCGGTAAGGGTGGGACAGGTGGCGCGCAAGGAGCCGGAACCAACGGAGCCCCCAACACCGGCAATGGCGGCAATGGCCGGAAGACAGCGGGAAACGGTGGGGCTGGTGGTTCGGGGGTGATCGAACTCGAGTGGGAAGAGTGATCTTCCAACCCAGCCCCTGACTTCAACCAGATAGGACGACCCTGACCCGTGCGCGGATTCCAGAGAAACGCATTCCAGTCGAACGCCTTCCAGATGGACGGCGACACCGCGGCTGGATCACTTGCGGTAACCCTTGCGGCACCCACTCTGACCGCCACGGGTCGGGTCAGGATCACTGGTTCTCTGACCCAGACTTTCAGCGGGCCGTCTGTAACGGCCGCTGGCCTGCTCCGGATCACCGGCACGGGCAATCTGCAGATCAGCGCCCCGAGCCTCACCAGCGCCGGCTCAGCTCGAATCCGGGGCAGTCTGGATCGATCGATCGGTGGGCCGACGCTCAGTTCGCAGGGCAGCCTGCGGATTGCCGGCCAAGGTACCCCGGTCATCGCCGGCCCGAGCCTGGTTGGCCAAGGTGGTCTGCGGATTCGCGGTGATCTGACCCAGACGCTGGCTGGCCCGACTCTGGTTGGCCAGATCCTCGAAGGGGCATCGATCCTTGGTGAACTGGATCTGGTGCTGCCGGCGTCGAGCCTGACGGCACTCGGCCAGCTGCGGATCTCGGGTCAATCGAACCTGGTGCTCGGGGCACCCCAGCTGCAGGCTGATGGTGCTCTCCGGATCCAAGGCACGCTGGTCAATCCGATCCCCGGCCCGACGTTGGAGGCAGGCGGCGGGTTCAAGCTGTTGGCCAGCGCGAACATCGTGCTGTCTGGGCCTGGTCTCGAAGCGACGGGTCAGCTTCGGATTCTTGGTGGGCTGGATCTCACCTTCAATCCGCCGCGCTTGGTCGGAGCGAACTTCGAAGTCACGCTCCAAGCGATCAGGTACATTCTCCCCGCGCGCCGCTCGAAGTTCGAACTGAGCAGCAATCGGGACTATGCACTCAAGGGTGCACGAACCTTCTACTTGAGGAAAAAGCGATGAGCATTCCCTGGCAACCGGGCACCGTGATCCCAATGGATCCGGAGGCGGTTCTCGACTACACGATGGACTGTGCGCTCTGGCTCGACGGTGGTGTGCTCGACTCAGCTTCGGTGGTGTATACCGGCTGCCTTGTGATTGGGCAGCCAGTGATCGAAGGCACGAAGGTGACGATTCGAGTTGGGAACGTCACCGGTAAACCGGCAGTCGTCACGCTGACGATTACCGCTGCAGACGGACAACGAGACAAGATCGTGTACCGATTCACTTCTCGAAAAGGTTGATCGAGAAGACAAAAAGAAAGCCCCGCTTCTGCGGGGCTTTTTCTTTCAGGTTACTTGCAGGCTGTTCGTATGAACTCTTGCAGGTAGGTCACTTTTGCGGTGTCTCGGAGGAGGGATTCTCGGAGATCCCAAACAGCAAGTCGAGTTGACTCACTGAGTTCGACGGGGGCTCCATCGCCCACGCTTCCGGAGTTGGGATCTCCCGAGGCGGCAGCGGCTTGGGGGCAACTGGTTCCACGGAGCGACATCCGGCGAGCGACAGCAAGATCGCGGCGAAGAGTAGCGTTTTCAGCGAGCTTTTCATTGAGGGCCTTGGTGTGGTCGGTACCGAGTTGATCGATCTTCGCCTGCAGTTCCTGGTTCTTCTTGATCAGGTCTTGCAGATCATCGGTGTGGGTTTGGAGAGCCTGGTTGAGTGCTTCCTGGTGAGCAAGCTGCACTTCAGTTGCTGCCTTGTCCGCCATGTAGCCGCGGACGAAGAAGCCAGAGAAGAAGATGCCGGCGATCACCAGAGCCAGAAGAATCAGCTTCAGGATGAGCTTCTGCAGCGGAGAGATCACGTAGTCACTGAGCTTCATTGCTTGAGCCTTTCTTGATCTCGCGCTGCTTCTTCGTCAGGAAATGTTCTGCTCGAAGCCAGAAGGCTGCGACGAACATGAGTAGATGAATCAGCGCGCTGATTGGGGAGCTCTGTAGATCGGGGTGATACAGCACGCCGATGACTTGGCTGAATGCATAAATCGCCACGAAGAACAGAGCAATTCGGTAGAACACATTCGACTGACTTCGTTCGTCATCGGAGAAGAAGATGACCTTCACCACCAACCCGATGCACACAAGCACAGAAAGAATTGTCCAGAACATTATTCCTCTCCTTCCTTTTTCATCTTCTTGATGAAGAACGTGGGGTTGTCGCGCAACCAGCCAAGGAAGTTGATCGTGGTTGCGGAAGCTAGCATCGCACCCATGCCACTGGGAAACGTGACATCAATACTGATGATCTTCAGTGCCGCTGCTGCGATGTGAGAGACAGTAGGGCCGCCCAGAACACCCGACATGAAGGCGAGGGTGAACAGGACGACCCACTGCCACTTGGGCTTGGTGGTAACGCCCAGCAAGAAGATCACGCTACCCGTAAAGGCTCCGAGAACCAGGTCAGGCGGAAGCTGGGCCAAGAAACCCACGTACGTGATGCCCGTTGCTGCGGGCAGGACATCGTGTGGGGTAGAAGAAATTGCCATGTGGAGTCCTTTGTTAGTCCAGCCGGGAGTCTATATCGTCGTCCTCGCGTTTTAGCTCAGGGGATCGTGGAGCTCGTATCGATCGACCCACCCTGTCCACTCAGCCCGCCAAGCAGCGGCCTCGACCTCACTGATCAGTGGAACCTGGTTCGATTTCACGACCGCGGTGGGTACGTACAGCATATTCCTGAAGATGCTGTTCAGTCTCGCGGACAGATCCATGGCCCAGAGAGTGGGGTAGTTCGGGTTGGCCAGCCGGCCGAGCGTCAGCGCGTCATGGGTGGAGACCAGAAGACAGGCCGATCCAAGAGCACTGGCTCGATGGGGTACCTGCATGTGGTTGAACCGCCCACGGGTATTCCAGTGCTCGCCGGCATACCGCGGCTTCAGGACTCCCGGGAATACCAAGCGATCTTCGAACATGCACTTGGCACCTACGGCACCGACCCCAACCAGATGGGTATGGTCAATGAGCGCCTTGGCCCAGTCATGGCTTACCGGCATGGCGTTGACGATCAGCATCCACTGGTTGTGTTCCAGCGGCAGATGAAAGCTCATCGCTGCAGCGAAAGACTCATCATGCAGGTTGTACTGGTTCCCGAAGGCCATAGCCATCTCGCGGTACTGCACTGATGCTTCGTTGTGGGTACCGAGGTGAATCAGCTTGATCTGCGAGAAACGCTGAGTACCGAGCGTATTCACTCGGCGGATTTTCTCGATACCCCATTCCCAGTCGTCATCGAGAATGACGTAGGCGGTGACTGTGGGCTGGGTGTTGTGGTTGTACTGGATGGTGGCCATGCCATTGCCTTGAACTGCCCGCGCTGCTTCCTTACCGCGGCGCAGGTTGTTCTTGATGGCCTGAAGGTCATAGCGAACCATGTGCAGGCGGTGACGGGGATCAGTGGGGTCTGGTTCCCGGTAGGTGCGAATGTGCCGGCAGAGGGTGTACGGCACGTACTCGAAGAGATCTTCGCTGGGCATGCGGAGGTAGAGATCCTGAGTCGGCATTTCGCTGCAGGTCTTGTCGAACCCACCCATCGAGCGCAGCTGCTGGACATTGATGAAAGCCAGACTGCCGATGTACTCGTGCGAGCGCATGCGGATCGGATCATACTCACCCTTGATGCGCTCGAAGCTGGTGTGGCCCCAGTAGGTTTCGTGGCAATCGTTGCTGTAGAAGACCTTGGCTTGAGCGTTGCTGGCGATAGCCAGGGCCATCTTTTCCAGAGCATCCGGGGTTAGGAAATCGTCTTGTTCGAGTAGCCCCACCCAGGTACCGAGCACGGGCAGAAGACGGTTGCAGACCCAGTGCACGAGCTCGTCTGGGTGGCTCACCACAGCACGTACCTGAGGCCGGTTGGCGATCAGTCGATCGACCAGCAAACGGTCGTTGGGGTTCTTGGAACTCACGGCCAGGATCAGTTCCCACCCGGTATGGGTCTGGGCAGCCATACTGTCCAAAAGGCTGAGAAGTACCCCCTCAACGGGGTCTTCCACACGTACCAAGAGGGTGAACTGGGGCATATTTCTCTCCTTGGGGTGAAGGGTCGTATAGACTCCGGCCTGCGATTCTATCCGTCATTTCAGGACTGACCGGCATGGACAACGAAGAAATCAACCCGGGTGCTCTCCTCGTGGAGCAGACCACCAAGCTGACCGATTGGGCCAATGAGCCTGATATTCGCCTGCTCAAGAAGGACGTGGAAGATTCCCGTCCCCACCAGCAGACGCATATCGTCCGAGTGGACAACTGGCTCGACCAGATGAATCTCACGGGCCAGGCCAAGCTGCCGAAGTCCAAGAACCGCTCCCGGATGCAGCCGAAGCTGATCCGCAAGCAGGCCGAGTGGCGCTACGGTTCTCTGTCTGAGCCGTTCCTGGCCAGCGACAAGCTGTTTGCATTGTCGCCGCGTAGCTGGGAAGACCGACCGGCGATCCAGCAGAACGAATTGCTCGTGAACTGGCAGTTTGATGAGAAGCTGGACAAGGTGGTGTTCATCGATCAGTTCACCCGTCGTCTGGTGAACGAAGGCACCGTGGTTGTTCGCGTCGGCTGGGAACGTGAGACCAAGAAAGAAATGGTCAAGGTTCCTGTGTGGAGCTACTTCCTGGCCGACAACGAAGCTGACATCCAGAAGATCACCGAAGCATCTCAGCTTGAGATCGACAACCCGGCTGAGTTCGCCAAGCTGCCCGAGGAGATCCGCGAAGCAGTTCGCTACTCGCAGGAAGCCGGCGAACCGATGATCGCCCAGATCACGGGCGAAGAAGAGGTTGAGCAGGAGAAGGTGCTCAAGAACCAGCCCACCGCAGAAGTGGTGGACATCCGCAATCTCGTGGTCGATGCCACTTGCGGTGGTGATCTCTCAAAGGCCATGTTCATGGCCTACAGCTCGGAAGTCACGCGCGGATCCTTGGAGCAAGACAGCCGGTACCGGAATCTCAATATGATCCCGGTGAACACTTCGAGCGTACTGGCTCAGCCGGATCACGTTGCTCAAGGTCAGCCTGAGGTGAACTTCCAGGACAAGATGCGCCAGAAGCTCATCTTGAACGAGTACTGGGGTTACTTCGACATCGACAACTCCGGGCACCTGACTCCGATCCTGGTTTGCTGGATCGGTGATGTCATCGTGCGAATGGAAGTGAATCCCTTCCCGGATGGCAAGCCGCCTTTCGTCATCGTTCCGATGTTGCCGATCGACAAGAGTTTCTACGGCGAGTGCGATGCTGAACTGCTCGAAGACAACCAGAAGATCGTGGGTGCGGTTACCCGCGGCATGATCGATCTGATGGCACGGAGCGCGAATGCCCAGCGCGGTATGGCAAAGGGCATGCTCGATGTCACGAACAGGCGTCGCTTCGACAGCGGCGAAGACTACGAGTTCAACGGCAACATCCATCCGTCCAATGGCATCGTTGAGCACAAGTTCCCGGAGATCCCGAACTCCGCGATGAACATGGTTCAGATGCACAACATGGAGGCGGAGAGCCTTACCGGCGTCAAGATGTACTCGGACGGCGGCATCAGTGGTGCGTCTCTCGGCAAGGTCGTTGCGGGTATTCGTGGTGCACTCGACGCAGCCTCGAAGCGCGAGATGGGCATTCTTCGCCGCATGGCGAAGGGCATGGCCCAGATCGGTTCGAAGATCATTTCGATGAACCACGAATTCCTCTCTGCCGAGGAAGTCGTTCGACTGACCAACGAAGAATTCATCACCATCAAGCGCGATGAGCTCTACGGCAACTTCGACACCAAGGTGGAGATCTCCACTGTCGAGGAGAATGAGGCCAAGGCAAATCGCCTTGAGTTCATGCTTCAGACGATGGGCAATACCGGTGACCCGGGCATCACCAAGATCATCCTCATGGAGATCGCTCGTCTGCGTCACATGCCTGACCTGGCTCACCAGATCAAGACGTACGTCCCGCAGCCCGATCCGATTGCCCAGAAGCGGGCTGAGCTTGAACTTCGTGAGTACGAGGCTAAGATCGTCAAGCTCGAAGCCGAGGCAATGGAAGTCCAGACCCAGGCTCAACTCAACCAGGCCAAGGCTCGTGAAGCACTGGCGCGCGCTGACATGACCGATCTGAACTACGTCGAGCAGGAGACCGGAACCAAGCACGCCCGCGACATTCAGAAGACGGAACGACAGGCGGAAGCGAATCAAGACCTCGTGGTGACCAAGGCAATTCTTGGTCAGCGCAACGGAGCAACACCCGATGGCAAGATCGATACCTCACCGACTCGGGAGAACATCGGAGACGCCATCGGTTACAACGCAGCAACCCGTACCTAAACCAATCATCTCGTGAGAGGAAATGATGAACACTGCTGAATCGATCAAACACGTTGAACTCTCGCTCACCGAGGCGAAGCGTATTGCCTCGTTGGCCGAAGCAATCAAGCGGCTCGAAACGAACAAGGACTTCAAGCGAGTCATTTTCGATGAGTACTTCACGAACGAAGCCCAGCGCCTGGTCTTCCTGACTGCTGATACGAACGTCGATGAAAAGACCGCCAATGCAGTCTGGGGTGACATTCGAGCAATCGGCGCACTTCGTCAGTTCCTACTCAACCGCAAGGTGATGGGCGAAATGGCGCAGAAGGAAATCAAGGACTTCAACGAGACCCTTGATGAGCTCCGCGCAGAAGAAGCGGACGGGGAGGAGTAATCCATGAGCACGCAGAATGGAGGCACCCCCCCGAACTACCTCGACATGTCCGATGACGAGATCATGGGCATGCAGGATCCGGTGGCCGTGACTGCTACCGCGACTGAAGAGAAGCCCGACCCTGATACCCAGACGCCGGAGGGCACTGGTACCAACGAGCCGACTTCGACTCCACCCACTACTGAGCTTCCTGGTTCCGCTGCAGCGAACAAGGACGAAGATGAGGGTGAAGGCGTCACCACTCCGACTGGCGGAAACGCAGATCCGCACGCTGACGACTCGGACTCGAAGCCTGCTGCTGGTGCTGCTGCTCCGGCGTCTGGGGAACCAGCCAAGACGACTGAGACATCGCCGGAAGGCGAGAAGAAAGACCCGGAACCGGGCACGGAGAAAACCGCTGAGCCGGACTACAAGGCGTTCTACGACAAGCTGCTGACGCAGCCGATTCGTGCGAACGGCAAGGACATCCAGCTTCGTTCTCCGGAGGAGGTTGAGCGCCTGATCCAGATGGGCCTCAACTACACGAAGAAGATGCAGAATTGGCAACCACGCATGCGTTTGGTTACCATGCTGGAAAACAACGGTCTGTTGGACGAGGCCAAGCTTTCCCACTTGATCGACATCAGTAAGGGAAATCCGGCCGCGATCCAGAAGCTGTTGGTTGATTCCAAATTTGATCCCATGGGGATCGATGCTGAAAAAGCTGCAAGCTACAAGCCCGACAACCACCGCGTTTCTGATTCAGAGGTCGCTTTCAACGCAGTACTGGACGAGATCCAATCGTCTGAAACTGGCCAGAAGCTGATCACCGAAGTTGCGAAACAGTGGGACGAGCAGAGCAGGCAAGCTGTGTACCGGGATCCTTCGATCCTCACCGTGATCAACGAACAACGAGCCATCGGGCTCTACGATCGAATCACCGCTGAGATGGATCGACTGACGAGCCTCGGTCACCTGACGGCAGGGATTCCGTTTCTCCAGGCGTACAAGGCAGTGGGCGAAATGCTCCGTGACCAAGGCCGTCTGGCTCCGGAACCTCAGAAGCCGGCTCCAACCCGTGAACCTGTTGCGACTCGTGTGGCTGCTGTTGCCCCGGTTGTCGTCAACAATGATCGAGCCAAGGCCGCTTCCCCGACTCGCGTTACCAACGCAGCCCCGAAGACGGATCCCGGAAACTATCTGGACGTACCAGATGACGAGTTCCTGAAGCAGATGGGCGGTCGGGTGTAATCCAAGCTTTACCAAGCTCTACAACATCCCACACCCAACGAAGGTAGAAAGTCATGACCATGCAGTACAACAACCCGAAGGGCGGCACGCCCTCGGACATCGGCCCGCAGAGCGTCACCCACTTCCACATCAAGAAGGCGATCGTCACTGCCCGCAAGGAGCAGTACTTCACCCAGATGGCTGACGTGAAGAACATGCCGAAGCACTTCGGCAAGGCGATGAAGATCTTCGAATACATCCCGCTGCTGGACGACCGCAACATCAACAGCCAGGGCCTCGACGCCTCGGGTGCTGTCATCGCTGACGGCAACCTGTACGGTTCGAGCAAGGACATCGGCACGATCACGTCGAAGCTGCCGCTCCTCACGGAAAACGGTGGTCGCGTGAACCGCGTCGGCTTCACCCGTGTCGAGCGCGAAGGCACCCTGATCAAGCTCGGCTTCTTCACCGAGTTCACCCAGGAGCAGCTGGACTTCGACTCGGACGATTCGCTGTTCAGCCACATCTCGGAAGAGCTCGTGAAGGGCGCGGTCGAGATCTCGGAAGACCTCCTGCAGCGTGACCTGATCCTCGGCGCGGGTGTCGTGGTGTACGGCGGCTCGGCCACGGCCAATGCCAACGTCACTGCCGAAGGGCCGACGGCCACCATCGTGGACTACGAAGACCTGCAGCGTCTCTCGACCATTCTCGATGACAACCGCACGCCGAAGGCGACGAAGGTCATCTCGGGTTCGCGCATGGTGGACACCCGCACGGTCTCGGCCGGTCGCGTGATGTTCATCGGCAGCGAGCTCAAGAGCCTGGTCGAGCGCATGGTCGATCCGTTCGGCAATGCAGCCTTCATCCCGGTGCACAAGTACGCCGACGCCGGCAACGTGATGACGGGCGAGATCGGCTCGGTCTACGAGTTCCGCATCGTCGTGGTTCCCGAGATGCTGTCGTGGCGTGGTGCCGGTGCGAACGTCGGTACCAACCCGGGCTACCGCGCCACGTCCGGCAAGTACGACGTGTACCCGATGCTCGTCGTGGGTTCGGAAGCGTTCTCGACCATCGGCTTCCAGACTGATGGCAAGACGGTGAAGTTCAAGATCACCACGAAGATGCCTGGCGAGCAGACGGCTGATCGTGACGATCCGTACGGTGAGACGGGCTTCAGCTCGATCAAGTGGTACTACGGCACGCTGATCTACCGCCCGGAACGCATCGCTCTCGCAAAGACCGTTGCCCGCGTGTAACCTGACCACCCATCCCGGCACCCGGGTGGGATAGCGGTACCATGAGGGGGCTGGTTTCCAGCCCCCTTTTTACTTTGACCAAGGACACACTCATGAGCACTGAACTCGATTTGCTGAAGGCCCAGGCTGCCCAGATGGGCATCTCCTACAAGGGGAACATCGGCGTCGATTCCCTCAAAGCACGTATCAAGGCGAAGCTTGAAGGAACCGATACCGCTGAAGAACCCGAAGAAGCTGAAGACGCTCCGCAAGCCAAGCCGCTGACCAAGGCCCAGGTCGAACAGGCCACCCGCGAGAAGCAGAACAAGGAAGAGCTCAAGCTCATCCGCGTGCGAATCGCCTGCCTCAATCCAGCGAAGGCGCAGCTGCAAGGTGAGATCATCACCGTTGCCAACAAGTACGTCGGCACCGTGCGCAAGTTCATCCCGTTCGGTGAAGCTTCCGATGCTGGCTACCATGTGCCGGCGATCCTGCTCCGTGAGCTCAAGGCTCGCCAGTTCAACTCGGTCAAGACGACCAAGGGTGACAAGGGCCAGATCGTGGTGAATCAGCGCCTGGTTCCCGAGTTCGCCATCGAAGAGCTCGAACCGCTGACCCAGGAAGAGCTCGACAAGCTGGCTGCTACGCAGATGGCTGCGGCCGGTCTGTAATCCCACCACATCGGAGACGCCCGGATGTCCCGCACCATTCCTGAATTGACCGCAGATGCCAACACGCTATTCAGTGGGCTGACGGCAGATCTCAACATCGATCTCGATCTTCCCGAGATCACTCTTCCGACCGACTTTCCTCTTCCCCCCGAGACCGGTGGCGCTTACGAGCCGCTTGATCCGATCACGGTGGCGAATCTGACGACCGCTTCGGCGGATGGGTCGGGCGTCTTCGATGTGCTCATGCGCGCGGTCAACGGACAGTTGGCCGAGCAGCATCGTCTGAACCGAATCACCGGAGCTGACTACGCCAAGGTCTACCTTGGTTCGATCACTTCGGTGCTTCAGTTCGGTACCCAATTCCTTCTGAGCAAAGACCAGTCGATGCTTCAGAACCTGCAGCTGCAGGAACAGGTGAAGCTGGCTGCTCTGCAACGTGTCCGTGCGGCTGCCGATGTGCAGATCGCTCGTGGTCAGATCGTGCAGATCTCTTACGAGAACGCGAAGATCAAGCTCGACGCGAATACCTCGGCAAACGAGTACGCGATCTCGAAGGTGGGCCTGGTCACTGCTTACGACCAGGGTCTGATCAACGAAGCCAACATCGCGTTGACCAAGGAGCAGATCGAAGTGCAGCGTGCCCAGACTTGGGATACGCACGTCAACGGTACGCCGATCGTTGGTCTGGCCGGCAAGCAAAAGGAGCTCGTTGACGCACAGATCCAGACGCAGCTGGAAGAGCTCGATACTGCCCGAGCCAGTACGAAGGACACGCTGCTCAGTGGTGGCCCGGTGCTTGGTCTCGTGGCCATCGACAAGGCGTTCAAGGAAGCCCAGCAGCTGGAAATGGAGAACCGCGGCCTGCTCACTCTGCAACAGGTCGAGGCTACTCGAGCTCAGGTTGCCGACACGCTCAGCGATGGTGTCACTCCGGTGGCAGGCATTCTGGCTGAGGAGAAGATTCTCAAGCAGGCTCAGGCCAACCTCACGAACGAGCAGTACGAAGCTGCTCGTGCGCAGACTCGTGACACCCTTTCTGATGGTGGTGCGATCACTGGTCTGGTTGGCGTCGAGAAGCAGATCAAGCTGGCTCAGAAGCTGCTCACTGAAGAGCAGGTTGACACCCAGCGTGCGCAGACCAAGAACACGCTCACGACCGGTGGCCCGATCATCGGTATCGCTGAGCAGGAGCGTCTGCTCAAGACCGCCCAGGCGAAGTACATCAACGAGCAGTACGAGAGCCAGCGTGGTCAGACCCGCAACACGCTCAGCACTGGTGAAACTCTCGCCGGCATCATGGGTGTCCAGAAGGCGCTGTACGAAGAGCAGATCACGTCGTACAAGCGCGATGCTGAGTCGAAGGCAGTCAAGATGATGCTCGATACCTGGACTGCTCGAAAGACGATCGATGACGGTACGCCGCTACCAAACGGCATCGACACGGCGGCGATCGATTCTGCACTCGGCAGCTTCCGGGCCAACCTCAACATCTAAGTAGAGGAGGAACGGGCCAGAGCAATCTGGCCCTTCTCTTATGGGACTCTTCAGTAGCCGTCGCAAAACGTACGTCTCTTCCGTTGCCTATCCTCTCGGTGAGGATGACGGCCCGCAGAAGCAGCAGTTCATGAAGACGACCGTGCTTAATGCGGTTCTGTCTCAGGACGATGTTGCTCGCTCAATTACTTCCGGCTATTTGAACGGACAGGGCATCGCCCTGCGTAATGCTTTCCGCTACGCGAAGGACAACTACACGGGTGGTCTGCCTTTCTCTCAGGGCCGCTACATCGATCGTCCTGATCTGACGGAGCTCACTGCGATCCTGGGTCAGATTCATCCGATCGGTGAGGTCGAATACAACACCGTGATGATCGGTACCGCTGAGTTCGAGTGGTGGGCTGAGCGTTACCTGGCTGATAACTATGGCTACGACCGTCGAGCCATGGAGTTCGATCGACCGCCTGCGGGTGTCGAGCGTACCGCCAACGTGGCCTATGACCTTGAGCCTGATGGTCGGGTCAAGATCTTGCTCATGAACAACGATGGTTCGACGCAAGTCATCACCATCCAGCCCAGTGGCTATGAGCAGATGGGTGTGTACGTGCATGCTGCCTACACGCTCGAACAGATCTTCAAGACGGCAGCGAGCACTGTGGTTCGGGATAAAACTCCCGGTGAGACCAACAGCAACAGCATCACCGTGGTAGTAGTCGAGCGCACTGAAGAAATTCAGACGACGACGACTCGCGTCACGACGACTGTTGATACACCGGAGCCAGGCAAGACCACTGTCGTTACCGAGGCGGAGACTGTCGTGGTCTCGCGCATGAAGTACTTCCTGTATCGCTTGGGCAAGGGCACCTACCCGCAGCTCGATAATCTCATTGGTTCAGCCGCTCTCGCTGTCCCGTACTTCCCTGCGGTACCGATTCGAGTGGATAACCGCAGCGTCGTCGGTGAAGCAAACAAGGGCACGGCCCAGTACAAAACCAGCAAGAAGTACCTGCGCAAGATCGGTCTCGATCTCGACAAGATCGTGAAGGACATCGAATCCAATCCGCAGATTGGTGACATCGACTTTGCATTCATCGTGCAGGGTGTTCAGCTGAAGGTGCAGAGTCAGGAAGGTAAGCGGTACCTCTTCCGATTCTTCCAGCATCTCCGCAACATCAGTGCATCCGATACGACGCAAGCCGCTCACCAAGAGTGGGGTTCGCTGTTTGATGCGATTGCCGCTGCGTTGGAGAACCAGCGCGCTCGAACCAATCCCCCGAAGGTGAATCGTCTCGAGATCTACAATCCCAAGGATCGCAAGAACAACTACGACATCTTGCTGCAGTGGAACTACATCGACACCACGCTTCAATCTGGCCAGGTGTTTCCTAACGCCAAGCCTGGTGACGTGACCATTGGTATGCAAGGTGGGCAGGTTGTTCGCAGCTTCCGTTGGATGAACCTGGAGATGGAAAGCAGCATTCTCATGGCTCGGCGTCAGATCGACGCCAACACCTATGAGCAGCTTGAGATCTCGGGCCTGTACTACGAGAACTTTATCTACCAAGGTAAGTCGGTCAGCATCAGTGCGTGGGATGCGTTCAACGATGAAGAGGAAGAAGGCTTTATCATTCCACTGAGCCAGCAGATCTTGAATGACATGCCGCTCAAGGAAGTCACCGATCTCGGATACCACTGCTCTCATCTGGTCTTCAACTGCTACAAGATCGTGAAGCAGAAGTGGTACCAGCGAGGCATCTTTAAGGTCATCTTGTTCATCATCGCGGTGATCGTGACGATCTTCTTCCCACCCGCGGGCGGAGCTCTCTACGGTGCCATCGGTGCACTAGGCGCAGCAGTCGGATTATCAGGACTGGCTCTAGCTATCTTCGTGGCGGTGGTCTATGTGCTCGCCGTCATGATCATTGCGAACTTGATCATCAAGGCCGGCACCAAGATCTTCGGTGAGTGGT